CCACCCACGCTAAAATTGCCATCGCCAGAGTTGGTGATGTTCTTGGCTCCGATGTATAAATTGGCGGTCCTCAAAAGTCCGGCAATCTGGCCGCCGATTTCCGTATATGCCGCCAAGGCTCCACCAATCGCCACCGCCATTTCCATGCGGGGCAATCCAACCTCATTCAGCTTTAAGACCACGGCTTGATAACCGTCGTTGTCTAGATGAATCGAATCACTGCGCAGCGAGTCGGGAACAACGTCGTTACCAATGTCGATCAAGTCTTGCGCGGTCGGCGTGATCCCAAGGGCGGCAAGGGCGTCGTTAATGAGGTAGTCCCGAACATCCACGAACTTCGACCCGTAAGTCGTCGCCAAGGCTGAATTGAGCGCGACGATTAAGTTGTAATTCGCGTTTCCAGACGGCTCGGCGGAGCTGTTGAGAATACTCAGCACCAAATAACGGTCATGCCCCAACGCGGCAACCATCGCCGCAATGTCGGCCTGCACCGTTGAGCCAGACGCGTAGTTATTGCGCCCTGCCCAGATTATAGTCGTGTATTCATACTTGTCCGTCGCCGCGAGCATCCGCGTGCGAATCTGCGTGGAGGTTTCGCCACCCACGCCGCCGTTGTAAACATACAGGCCGTTGAGCTTCCCGAAATACTGAGGATAGCCGCCGGTTGTGCTACCTGTTCCAGCAGTCAGTGAGTCGCCCCATGCCGCAATGCGAATGCCCCTCCGAGTAGGGGTATCAGCCGCGCCAATCGCGTCACGCGCATCCGACGCGCTCGCCGCCGTAACCAACGCCGTGCCCACCGCACTCTCCGCGCTAATCAGGTTATATTCCCACCCGCCGCCCACATAATGCGCCTTGATAGTCTGCCCGTCCGTGTAGTTCACACCGCCCACGTTCACCGTCCCGCCCTGCACGAACACGTTGAACGACGCGCCTTCCGTCCCGCTTGGCGACGTAACCACTACCGGCGTCCCAACCTCGTTCACGTTGTAGCTCCGCCCCACTACAGCCGTAAAGCTCGCGTCTTTGTATTCGGTCTTTGGCTCAAACGCAGCGGCTTGCGCGTCGCTCACCGGCATGTCCTTGACCTGAACCGCATCGGCAGCGGTTGCAGTCGCGGGGTCATAACCCAGCAGTCGCATCGTGCCAGGGACGGGCGTTGTCTTTATTGGGTAAATCGTGGTGTTGTCGATTTGTGACATAGGAAATATTAGGCGAAATATACGTTGAGATGGGCGACATCAGCCGCAGTGAGTGCGCCAGTGTCGTTGTCTGCTGCGCCAGTCGTTAGGCCGTAGCAAATACCAGTTGAGAAATATCGGCCAATCTCGCCGAAATCAATTTGAAAGACGGACAAGGCGGGGAGGATGAATGTCTCGGTTACAGCGGTGGTTCCCACCGTAACCGATGTCGCGTTACTGAATTTCAAATATCTGATTGCGGCGGCGGCATTGTATCCGTAAATCTTATACACTCTCCCCGCGCTTGCCTTGACGATCGTTCCGTTGGTCGAAGCGGCTGCGCTGACAAGCCGAGAAATTGACGCCATTCCGCCAGCCGTTGCGCGAACTTGCCCGCCAACATCACCAATGAGATTTGTTCCAGCGGCTAGCGAGCCCGATCCGATATTTGCCGTTACTGTGCCGGAGACTGGCTGGGTTGCGCTGACTTGTGCGGCGGGGATTGGTTCGGTGGCATAGGTGCCTAGCCTTATGCGCCAAGACTGCGTTCCAGAAGTGCGCGCCGTGGCTCGAACGCGCACGCGAGATAAAGCGTTTACTGACAATTCCCAAGCATAGCCGGGCGCGGCGCTTAGATTTCCCGTCGTCGTCTCAATAGTATTTGCATTGGAGCGCACGGCTTGAATACTAAACCAGTTTGTATCACCGGAGGATTCAAGGGAGCCTTCAAACGTGCAGTTTACCGTGTTGAATGTGCCTGTGCAGAACATCATAACGTTACTTGCGCGTGAAACATCGCCCGACACAGTTCCGCCCGCCACCGGCGTGCTAATTACCGGCTGGGTTGTAGTGATGTCGCCCGTGATGTCGGCGTAGCTGGCGGGCTTTGTTGCAACCTTGAGACGCCCCTCTTCATCGCAGTTGAGTCCGGTGTATTGACCGTCTGAGACTATGGTTGAATCGCCGTCCATGCGCTTCATCAATGCAGGGATACCGTAGTCTGATGCTCCTACCGTAGTCCCGCGCTGCTCGATTGCGGATGCAATCGTAGTAAGAAGCGTGATAGCGGAATCTTGCTTAGCCTCAGTTGAGGGCGCAGCGATCACCTTTGCAAGCAGAGCCGCAAGGGTAGTCTGCGTCGCAAAATCCTTTGCGGCGATGGTATCCAGCTTGGTGTTCGCCGATGACTGATTCGCAGCGGTTGCGCCTGATGCCAGATAGCCGGAGATCGCCGTGAGCAGCGTATTTGCCGCATCCTGTTTCGCCTCCGTCGATGGTGCTGCGATGACCTTAGCCAGAAGCGCGGCAAGGGTGGTTTGAGTGGCAAAATCAAAGCCAGCAATGGACGCCAGCGATGCGTTGCCGGTATCCTGCTTTGCTTCGGTCGCAGGAGCGGCAATAATCTTGGCAAGGACGGCGGCGAGCGTGCCCTGCGTGGCAAAATCCACGTCGGAAAGCGTCGGAACTGTCACCGTTGATCCTGTGGCGTCTTTTACTTGAATGGACATTTTTAGAGGGGGATGATTGCGACGTATCCAGAATTTGCAGAAAGCCCGAAATTAAGTGACGGCGAGTAAGGGGGCGGCGGGTAAGGGGGCGGCGTGTAGGGGCGCGTGATGATAACAGAACCCTTGCGGTCGAAAATTAGGTTTCCGTCACGGTCACGGAGGTAGCTGGAGCGATTGAAGGCCAATCGCCGCCCGAAAGTAATGCGCGGCCAGATGCTTTTAATCACCGTGATTCGTGGCCAAATGTTGCGCAGCATCGTCAACCTCATGGCGCTTCAACTCCTTCGTAAAGTGTTTCAACCCAGCCCGTGCGCACGCGGCTTTCTCCGCTAGCAAGCAGAATCTTGATAAATGCAAAATAGCGGGCATTCGGAAGAAGTGATGCGCTTTCCGCCGTGTCGGCTGTAGTAAGGTCTACCTGAAACTGCCCCGCCTCTGCGTCGGTAATAGCAATCTTGCTGTTTGCGGTGCTAGCGAAAATAGCGGCGTTGGCATCGCTGGTAGTGGGGGATGCCTTAATAGCCATCCAGATTGAGGCACCCGTCAAATCAAGAGCAACAATGGGCGAAACGCTGTCATCTTCCGCCGTGAACGGCCACGAAGGAGCCGTGTTTAGCGTAAGCGTTATATCGTATGGCTGACTGGGAATGATGCAGCTCATGTATTAAATCAGGCAACCCATCCCGAAATGCGGTTTGAGTCTAGTAGGTGTTTGATGCCATACGGAAGCTCTGCGCCCTTCGTGTCGTTTACGGCTTCGGGATGGTCGTAGTAGTGGCGAAGGAGCAAGCGGACGGCGTGCTTCATGGACGGAGGAATCGCCGCCGTTGTAGCCGCGCCAGCCGTGAACGTGACCTGAACCGCGTCGGGACGGTCCGCCAAATCCGGCGCGTCAAAATCCTCATCGAAAATCACCACTGCGGGCGCAACCGTAGTCGCCAAGCTGTAATTGGCGGAGTCAAGCGTCGTAAGTGTGGTTTCGCCCTCTGCGTAGTATTTGACCGACGCGATAGCCGACACGGGCGAAACCGTAAGCTCCATGAGCGAATTGCAAGGCCACGAACGGCACGCGGCAACCCACGTCGAAGTCATCAGCGCACGCCCCGTAGCGTTCTCGGAAACATCCCGCGCAACCTGAATAAGCGACGTGATGTAGCTGTTATCGTTGCCAACCGCCAATTGCAGATGACGCACCGCCTCGTCCAAGCTCAACGGTTCAGACGAAGGTCCGACCGTGCGCGTGTAATAGGTCCGGTTGCTATCCCTCGCCACGCTCAACGTGCTAATGCCAAGCGCAAGGTCTGTGTAGTCGGTGCTCATTATTGTTTAACGAAGGCTCTAAAAAGCCCCGCACACCATAGTGCGGAGCCGTGCTAGAGCGTTAGTTAGACGCGCTCTTTACCCCCAAGGAAGGCAACGCCCATCGTGAACGAGGGGGTGGTGCCAGCGATGGTGCCAACGTAGCGGATATAACCGAGCGTCTGGTTCTCAACGAAGCCGATCTTTTGGAAAGAATCGGTGGCGGTGACTTCCGTAAAAGTCGCGCCGGCGATGTCGGTCCATCCGGTGCTTCCGTCGGCGGAGGTCTGGATCTTGCCGTTAAGCGTGGGAGTGGTGCCGGACACCACGCCAACCAACTGCTGCACGATGAATCCGCCCTTGTAGGTGCGGAGGTCAACGGCAGAGCTGGTGACGGTGGAGGTGCGGGCAGCAATCGCCGAAACGGCGGTCTGCGTGAGGTTGCTGTTAATGTCTGAGAGGGTCATTGTATTGGTCCTTTCGTATTATTGGTTACTGGTTGCCCGCGTCGGACGACACGGAGAACGCCTTGCCCTGACGGACAATGATGTCCATGAGCTTCTGAATCGTCACCTTGACTTGGCCGGTGGTGGCGAGGGTGTAGGGATCAATCACGATGTCCGTGCCAGCCCACTCGCCGATGACAACCTGGCCGAACTGACCGAAGATGACCTTGTTGGAGGGCACCTGATTGGTGGAGCGGGCCATGTAGCCGTTGACCATATCGCCGTTCTCCCAGATGTAGGTAGCCTGACCGGACTCTTTCGGCTTGGTCTTCCATGCACCGCGAACGCCGGGGGTTGTGAGGTAGCCGTAAGCGCCACCGGGCAGGCCGAGGGCGTTTGCGGTTTCCACGTTGGTTTCAAACGAAACCACCTTGGCCCACGTCGGAGCAGCACCGAAGGTCACGCCAGTAGCGCGGTCGCCGGAGGCGAGATTCAGGATGCCGAGGGGTTCGTTGGCACCGGAGCCGTTAATGGCGGCGCGGTCGATTTCAACGGCGAACTTGGCGAGGATGTCCTCACGCACGAAGGCGTCGATGTCGGGGCTACCCTGAGCCAAGAGCTGCTTGGTGTAGGCAGTCGTCGCACCGAGGCGGCGGGGCTTCATGGCAATCTGGCCGAACTGCGACTTGGTGGCGGTAATGTCGCCAGTCTCGCTCACCCAGTAGGCGGTAACGCCGTCAGTGTGGCGAGGAATGGTAACGTCGTCACGCAGACCGGTAAGGACGCGAGCACCGAGGCCGAGAACGTGGGTCTGATTGCGCAGAAGGCTAACCATGTTGGCGCGGTCAACGGAGGTTTGCACAAGGTAGCCACCGTCAGCGGAGGGCGTAACGGCGTTGTCGGAGCGTTTCTCGCCCGAAGCGGCGAGCACTTCAAACGGGACATAGAATCCCTGCGGATCGCGGCCAAGTCGGCGAGCTTCGGCGACGTTCGCTTCGGCTTCGAGGCCGGAAAGGGACTTGCCGGAGGCGTATTCGCGAATCGCTTTCGTGAGCGAGTAGCTGCGGATTTCCTTGTCGGAAAGACCGAGCGCGGCGTCAACCTGCTCGACATCCTTGGTGGAACCAGCGGCGAGGGCAATAGCACGCTCTTCGCGGCCAAGCTCGACGTTCAGCTCGTTGACTTCTTTCTCAATCGCATCGAAGCGACCGGCCTCATCGGCGGTAAGCGAACGCTTTTCAGCGCTAACGCGAATGGCTTCCAGCTCCTTCAGCTTGGAACCACGTTGTTCTTTCAGGTATTTGCTACGGTTCATGGTAGTATGTATGGGTTCTTACTGGGAGCCGAGATTAAGAATCCGAAGGCGACGGTCCCGGTCGCTATCGGTAAAGTGGGGTTCAGCGTCGGGAGTGGGCGACTCCTCGCGCTGTTCGGTTTCTAGCTGCTTGGCTGCGGCTGCTTGCGCTTCCGCCTCGCCAGCCTTCGCCTCTTCAAGAGAGCGGACGGCAACGGAGGTATCGGCGTAGGCGGGATAAGTGACGGGGGAAACGTCGAAAAGGCGTTTAACCTTTTTAATGGTTCGCTCTGCAATCGTGACCTTGTTTTCGGTGCGTTCCGTCCATACTTGCCCGTCACGGTCAACCGTGAAGGCAAACGAGGATTGATCCACGTCGCCACGTTCAAGCGAAACAAGAAGATCGTCGCCAGCGCGGGTTGCTGGTGCCTCAAACTCATACCAGAGGCCAACGTCATCCACGCCCATGCGCAGAGTTCCCTTGCCGCCCTTGCTACGCGCAAGAATCAGGTTGGCGTCGTGGTTGAAAAGAGCGCGAACATCATTAGCCATTACGTCGTCAAACGCGCCGTGCTGGATCGTCTCGTAAAACTGCCAATTCTTTCCACCAAGGTTTTCCGAGCGGACGCCGAACTTGGCCGCATAGCCGCGCACCGTGCGCTTCTTATCGGCATCGGCATCGCCATCGCCATCAGGCTTGCGAAGTTCAACACTGCCAACGGTAAACCGGCGCTCAATCGCAGGTAGGTTTTTAGGGATTTCTGTGCTCATGATTTACGCGTTGGCGGGTTGATTCTTGGGGTTCGCTTTCTCTTGCGGAGCGGCGGAACCGGGGGATGACGAGTTGGAGTTGAGCGCGACGAAATTGCTGTCCATCTGCGGCTCTTTCTTGGTGTTGTATCCAAGCCATTTAAGCGCGTCATTCGGGCTGAATACGTTGGCGGTGCGCATCTGCGTGACAAACGATGCCATTGCTTGCAGCGTGAACGTCTTAAGCTCCTCGCGGTCAAACTCGAAACGGTATCCGGCGCGTTGCTCGTCGGTCGTCAAAAGCGTGTAGCCAAGGGACTGCTCCCAATTGGTAAGCCACGGCGAAAGGGAGTAAGCCTGAAACGCAAGATTCTGTTCTTCGATGCCCGTGCCGAAAGAGGTGGCCTTGTCGGTGTCGCCGATCAGGAAAGACGGGATGCGATAGAGACGGGCAATCTCACGAAGCTCAAATGCGCGGGATTCCAAGAACTCGGCATCACGCGCCGTCATGCCGGAAACGGGCTTGAACTCAGCACCCCAAAGAACCGGCGTGCGGCCTGCATTCTGCGAGCCTTCCTGGAACCGCTTCCATTCCGCCTTCAAGTCCTCAACCTGTTTAGGCGTCGATGCGAGCGGGGCTTGAACGTAGCCAGAGAACTTTGCGCCGTTACTCATCATGGCGCCGGCTGCGGTGCGCTGTGCGATGCTGATGCCGATGGACTCGCGTAGTTGCGCAATGGGCGATACGCCACGGATGCCGTCGCACGAAAGAGCGCGAACGTGAACCAGGTCGTAACGGTCAAGCGTGGCGTTGCCAGAATACTGCCCGCTTACGCGATAGGTAAGGAAGCGATTTCCGACAAGCCGCTCAACGCTCACATCGGCGGGAGAAATCCACTCCAACTCGCCGGGGTCGCCATTGGCCGAACGGTGAACGCGAGCATAGCCGTTACCGCCAAAACCAACGCCGGTCATCATAAGCTGGCGAAGCTCGTAACCCGTGTGCAGGTCGCCGGGGCGCATGATTGCGACGGCGGCGGGGTGATTGGTAACGATTTCGTGCCCGTCTGCGGTCGGGCGCATCAGGTGCGGTGTAAGCGTGCCCAGCATGTCCGAAAGCAGTCCCACGCACGCGGAAACGGCGGGAACGCCTAGAGCGGTTGAGGTGCTTACGCGGACGCCAGCGGAACTCGCTGAACCGCCGAAATAATCAAGAATAGCCGCGCTGGGGTCAGTGGTGCTTGAACGCTGTTCAGCCGACACGCCCCTACCCAAGCGAGTTAGGGCGCGTCCGGCTGCGTTACGAATAGAAGCAAATGGCTTCGGCACGCATCCTTTGTGCGTGCATGTAAAAACTAAAGCTAACGGTTAAAGTTGGGGGATTTTGTGGTTTGTTTAGCAAGATACTAAACAAAGCTCATCCCCATGCTTACCTTCCCATTTGCAATCGTCTCCTGCCGCGCAGAAAACGCCATCGCGAGCGCAGCGATTCCGTCGATGCGAGACTTTGACCGACCCTTGCTCAATTTTATCCGCGAATCGCCCTTGAATATGACGGATGCCGCTGCGTGTGCCTGCGCAACAGGGTTTCCGAAATGCTTTAACTTACCGGATAGCGTCAATCGCTCAATCTCTTGTAATGAAGGTGAAAGCCAGTAACCTTGACCAACTTTCCCAACTGGAAACGAGTGGTCGTTATGCAATGCTATCCCGATGCCTTGCGACATGCCCTCGTCAAACCCCATTGAAACAAGATCAACCTGCGATTGACGGAAAAGACACTGGTTTTTGATTTCGTGAATGTTGATACACGCACCCTCAGTGGTCTTTATCCATCCGTCTCGCGACCACATATCATAGGGTAAGTTTTCCTTGGCTATGCGTATAGAAAGGTTTTCACCCGGCACCCAAAAATCCCAGGCAACCAAGATTGCGCCCTCTTCGTTCGGGTCTTCCGCAATAGCACAAAGCGCGGTGATGTCTCGCGCCGATGAAGGATCAAGGCCAAACCAGCAACGAAGCCCCTCTAGTCGCGCCCATGCTTCCGATTGAGTGCGGATAGAACCATCGTGACAGTCACGCCATTTATCCATGTCCAAGAAACGCTCTGTGCCGGTGGCCTGCCAGACGTTCAAGTGGTCGCGCATGAAAGCGCGGCGTGCGCCCTCACTTGCCCGCGCTGCCTCAACGCCAATCTCAATTTCCGAAACTGGCTTCACCACGCCAAGCGACGGGTTAGCTTTGTGCCATGATTCGGGGTCGTCCCACTTGTCGCCCGTGTCGATTGTCCAGATGACGCCGAAGTAACAAGCCTCGTCGCCGGTCGCGGGGTCATAGTTTCCGTCGTCAATCGAATCCAGAACCTTTTCGACGCGGTTGTGCTGCTCGTAGCAGATGCTTTCCGTGTCGTCGCCTGACGTGGTAATCTGGAAAATGAGCGGGGAGAACGCCGCGCCGAAAGCGTTGTTGAAAACGTCCCAAAGCTGGCGGTTTTTCCACTTGTGCAGCTCGTCCATGATCGCCAACTCAGGGCGCAAGCCGTCAAGCGTGTCGGAATCGGAGCCAACCGGCGTCCATGTCGAATCAGACGGGACGTGCGTGAGTGTCTTGGTTAGCTTGCGGTATTTCTCAGCCCATGCCTTGTTCGTCTTCGATAGACGGCAGAAATCGCGCCAAACGATCTTGGCTTGGTCTTCCTTCGTCGCGACAGAGAAAACGTCACAGCGGGCATTTGGCGGGGGGAAGGCGAGTTGATAGCCGCCATGCGGGGAAACGTAGCTTGTTTTCCCGTTTTTACGCGGGATTTCAAGGTAAACGTAGCGGAAGCGACGGCGGCGCGGGTCGGAGCGTAGCCGCCAGCCGTAAGTCATCGCCGTGCAAAAAACCTGCCACGGCAAGAACTCCAGGGGCTTACCAGCTAGCGGACCTTCGACGCCATTGAACTCGCGGGCAAAGCGCGTCGGGCGGTATGCCTTTTTGCAGTCGTAAACGAACGGGAACGACTCTTTGCGGGCCGCGATAAGGTCAAGCGCATGTCGACGGCACGCCAGATGCACCCAGCGGTTATGTCGTTCGGGCTTGTTCGCTACATCCTCGGCGAATTGGCGGGCAGGGTCGTCGGTCGGGTATTCGGCGAGGTGCGCCGTGGTAAAATGCCAGCGTTTAGGGCGCATGGTTAGAGCTTAACAAGTGCGCGGGGCTTCGTTGACCAAGGCTTCCACTGAGGATTCGCCAGAATGAACTTGCGGGCGTCGCTCGCCTTCACGTTGTAGCCGCGCACGACCTCGTAACCGGCAAGTGCCATCGCTGCAATCATCTCGCGGCACGCCCAATAGCCGAAGTCGTAGCCCCATTGGTCATGCAGTTCATGCGCGAGTGTCTTTGCCGAAAGAAACGGTTCAGGTTTTACGATGCTCATGCGGATTCCGTGCCTCCGTGTTCAGCGTCAAAGTCAGCCGGACCGCCAGCCGGTTGTTCTGTGTTGCCGAGGACGCCGACAAGCCGGAATCGGGATGCGGGGGAAAGGCCAAGCTGCGTTGCCGCTTCCTTGAACTGCTTGTGCGCCATGCTGCGAACGTCCAAAGCGGGGTGCTTATAGTCGCCGCCCGTCTTGTCGCTCGTCATAAAGTAGCCCTCAGAGGCGAGCGTCTGGTTACACATGGCAATCTCCGCCATCGCCTGTGCGCAGATCGCCAGCAAGGGCGAATCCTCCGGTTCAAGTCGCCCGCTTAACGTCTCGGCAAGCGTATCGTAATGCTTTTTCGCTTCCGCTGAAATCGAATCAGGAGCGGGCGGAACTCCCGCCCCCACGTAGTTTTGCGCTGTTTGGCCTGCGCTGGCTTTTGATACGGGTCCTCGTCTTCCCATGTATGTTTATAAACTAAGTAAAGATTCACAGCGCAAGCGAAATCCTCAACTTGCCAAAATAAATCCCAACATTCGCAAGTTTCACGTTGGCCAACACTTCATAACCTAGTGGCGTGATTCAGCCGCGCCTAGATCGTCAAATCTGCCTGTATAAAGCGACACAAACGCTTGATACGGCTAGTGCGCCCGTGACTACGTGGGCGCATCAGTTTGATCTTTGGTGTGGTCGTGAGCAGGTTAGCGCGAATGAACAGCAATCCGTTTACGCCACACGCGGGACTCAGATTGACCGGCTGCGAATCCGCTTTCTCGCCTGCTTAGAAGACCCCGACGCGCTGCAAAACTACCGCGTGCATTTGAATGGCCGTTACTACGACCTCGTTTCCGCCGTTGAAGACCTCCGTTATGGTCGCCGCGAGTGGATGCTACTCACGCTTGCTTACACGCAGGGCGAGCCAACCCTAACCACGGCAACGGTGCCAGTTATTGCCTGAAATGAGCTTTGAATCCACAGTCAAAGCCCTTTGCGTAGCGTCCGCACCACTTACTACGCTCGTTCCTGCCGGTCGCATTACGTTCAACGAGGCTCCGCAGGGCGTGAACAACCCGTTTATCGTGTTCACGCGCACGTCCACAATCCCCGTAAACACGATGGACGAGGGCGCGGCTAGCAACGTCTCTCAGACCGACAACGTGAACCTTCAGGCGAGCATCTATGGCGTGACGCTCGATCAGTCGGTGGAAATCGCCCGCGTTCTCCGTCGCGTTCTCACCAATGAACCAACACTTCGCGCTCTCTGCACTGGAATTGAGGAATCATATGAGTCCGACGTAAGACTGCGCGGCCAGATCATGACTTTCTCATGCTGGTATGTCGAAACCCTTTCCTAATTTTCACGCAAGCTAACCTCAACTCAATACCATCATGTCAGACCTCATCGGCAACGGAATCTCTATCTTTATCGGCACGGCGGGCGTAGCCCCGGCGATTGCCTTGACTCAAGTAACGGGTGTTTCGCCCAATCTCGGCGATACCAACGTCGTTGACACCACGACCATTGGCGACGGCACGAAGACCAATACTCCCGGCACCCATGAAGGGTCCGAGTTCGCGTTTACGATCAACTTTGATCCTTCCGAGGCTAGTCATGCCACTATCCTTGCTAACAAAGCCGCAAAAACCCGCATGAGTTTTGGCATCACTACGCCCGACACTGGCTCTGCCATGTTCTGGGCAAGCGGTCACTGCACCTCGTTTAGCATTTCTGGGGGCATTGACTCCGTGCTGTCCGCCTCCGTCACCTTCAGCGCCGATTCCGTCTACACCTTCACCGCCTAACCATGAGCGACCTCACCACTGTCTCCCTGGATGGCAAGAGCTACGAGTTGGTGTGGGGCAACCTCGCCCGCGTTCGGTATTCGGGAATCCCCTACGAGACCCGAGCCGCCGTGGGCGTGGTGCCCGTCGCCACGATGCTCTGGTCCGCCATCGCGCAGAAGCCCAACCCGTTCCCAACATGGGAACACCTCGCGGAGCACATCACTCCCGAGAACATGGGCGAACTGAGCGAGAAGCTCGACTCGGTGCTCCCCAAACCGAAGGACGAAGCAAAAAACGTGAGTGCCGAGAGTGGGCCTTTGCCCGACTCACCCTCGGCCTGACCGAAGAGGAGTATCACTTCATGCCACAAGAGCGATACGATGCGCTCTTGTTGGAATGGATGGAGAGAGACCGCTCACGCTACGAGCCAGCCGCGCAGATCGCCGCGCTCCTGTTTAACATCAACCGCAGCAAGACCGCCAAACCCAAGACCGCCGCCGACTTCATGCCACCCGACCCCCGAGCACCCAAGACCGCCGTTAAGACCGGCGTTAATACCGGCGTCGCGGCTACGCTTGCGTTTGTGAAGGCGATGGTTACTGCGAAAAATCTTAAACCCAAAGGAGATTTCGCCAATGGGTAGGGTTATTAAAGGCAATTTCTCCGCGCTAAAGACTTTCGCTAAGAAAGTTGGCACGCTTTCCATGTCGAATCAGATGCCCCTGCTTAAAGCGGGCATGGCGGCGGCGATTAGGCCGATTCGTGATGATGCGCGGTCGCGTGCCCCCATTGGCGACGAAAAAGACCCTGATCGCGGCGCGTTAAAGAAATCTATGGCGGATAAGGTCATCGGATACAGCCAAGACGCGAACGTGGTTGGGCTTGTGGGCGTGCAAAAGGGCAATTTCGGGACCGGGAAAAAGCCAAAACGGCCCTCAAATTACGCTCATTTAGTCGAGTTTGGGCATAGGTCTGTGCATGGCGGCGGCGCAGTCCCGAACATGGGCGAGAGGGTTAAGGGCGTATGGAATTCCAAAAACAAAGGTTTAAGCATCCGTAAAGGCACGATTAAGGCCACCAGTTACGTTATAGCCAAGCCTTTCCTTGGGCCAGCCTTTGAATCGGGCGTATCGGGCTTGGAAAACACGTTGGGCGAGTCCGTAGCCACCGCCATGACCAAAGAATTTGATAAATTCCAATAACCAACATGGCTAAACGCAGCATCGCAGAGTTCCACGCACGCGCAGACCTTGACGCCTCTCAATTTGAGAAGGGGGCGCAAGGCATGGCCTCGTCCATGTCGGATACCGTGCAACAGATCGAGAAGTCGCTTGGGATGCTGGACATGGCAGCGGTGAAATCGGCGCAGAGAACGGCGTCGGTTTTCGGTAAAGAAGGTATTGGGCCAATTGACGTTTCTGGCGCGGAAAAGTCTTTGCTGGCCGGTCAGGAAGCCGCAGCGCAGCGGCGCATGGAGTTAAACGATCAGATTTCTCAATCCATGACGCGCCGAGTCTCGGAAGAGATGAGGGCGTTTACTGCTTTAGCCCAAGCGCAGAGCGCGTCCAACAGCTTGCTCGCGGACCAGCTCCGACAAGAGGAAGCCGCATCGCAGCGGCGTATTCAACTGACTCGCGGCGTAATGACGGCGCGGATACAATCTATCCAGAACGCATCCGAGTATGAACGGGGTGTTGAGCGGAGCGTTGCGCTTATGCGTGAGGCGAACGCGCAAGAAGCGATCAAGGACCAGCAGAGATTGACCGATGCGATCAGCCGCACCGCAGCGATTCAGAACCAGCTAAACGCCAATATTGGTATAAGCACAAGCCTCGCCCGGTTCGACCCCTCGCAGTCCGCGTTCAACGACCTGCCCGCCAACTTCGCATCTCTCGCCCCGAAGGCGCAGCAGGCGGCTTACGCAGTGTCGTCGGTCAATACGCAGCTCCGCAAGAGCCGCGTCGGGATGATGGATTTCGGCGTCATTACCCAGCAGGCGGGCTACCAGGTGCAGGACTTCGCCGTGCAGGTAGCGGGAGGGCAGAGTGCGCTTGTAGCACTAGCGCAACAAGGCTCCCAGATGCTCGGCTTTTTTGGCCCGGCAGGGG